CTCATAATTTTACCCGATGTTTGTACACCCGCACCAAACGCTTCTACCCCCGTCATATCTCCAGTAGCATACCTAGTTGCTGCTGGCAAAACCCCCTGCAAGAGAATGTCGGCGATGGTTTGGTTTTTATCGTATCCTCCGCCCATTAATTCTTGGAAGAGGGGAAGGGATTCATCATAATATCCTTTTACTTCATCACCCCATGCAAAATGTTGAACTGGTCCTCCGTGCGCGAGATGCTGGACAATTCCACCGTCTCGTCTTTCTTGTGTTTTAAGGAACCAATCTAGCCAGTCCCCTCTTGTGGAATGTGGGTCGGGTCTAACGGTATTTCCCCCTATAAGACCTCTTCCCCCCATATTGAGGAACCAATCTTTCCAGTCTCCTTTTTCGGAACCCGCATCGGGACGAGCAGTTCCTGATTTATATTTTTTAATGAGTCCTCCGTTCGCCGCCATTGTTTCCTGAATGCCGACAACTTCCTCTTGTTCCACTGGCATGTTCATCGCCTGTGCTTGATTTGTTGCGCCAATGCCTTGTTGTGATTCTTCCATGTCAAGCATTTGAATAACGGGTTGAACGAGCGCCAACACGCTGTCTGGTGTCTCGTAGGCATCCTTCTCCCCGACAATCGCCGCCAATTCCTGACGTCTATCGTCCTCCGTGAGGTCGTCCCCGCGGATCGATTGCATCAGTTCATCGTAGGTGTCCGTCTTGTCGATGGCATCGCGGGCATTCATGCCCTCTTGTATCATCGCCTCATTGGACGCGCCTTGTTCAAAGCCTTCCATGATGCCAACATTATTGGCATTCGCCTGTTCACCCATTTGGGGTGATCCCATTTGTCTATCCATAAATTCTTCCGCCTGCATTGTGTCGTCTCTTAATTGTTGTTGTTCATTTTTCCATGCTTCATAGCCTTCTGTTGCCTCTTGCTCCCCAATAACAATCCGCTCATATAATTCATTAAGTAATTCTAAGTTAGGGTTGGGTTTACGCCGTTCCGCGGTAATGATATTGGTAAGTTCCGCTCCCTTTTCGGGGCTCAAGCTTAATTCACTTACTCTTTTATTAAGAACTGAAATGATTTGATCTGTTTTTTCAATGAGGGCGCCTAATTCATTTTTTCCTTGTAAGTTTTCAGTATTGGCTGCGCGTGCATTTAAAATGCCAACTCTTGGATTAAATTGGGAAACGGCTGTCTCCCCTCCTTGAGGTGTTCCTAATTGTCGTCGCACCAAGGATGAAAGAGGTGTTACGGGAGTGTTCGGTTGTGTCTGCATCGGCTGAAACATTTGTCTGTTTAAAACTGTCATTATATTATCCCCAATCGGCTAGCGCCACCGTAGGCAGCCAAGGCTCCAATGCCCGTGCCTATTCCTTGTTGCCAAGGACTGGCGGAAGGGTTCATACCCGTAGACCATACTTGTTGTGTTGTCGGCGTGCGTGAAAAAATATCACTGTACATGCCAAGCCGTTGATACGGCTCGTACAATTGTTGCATGATATTCTGTCGTGCTGAATCATATCCTTGTTGTGTGTGTTGTCGTTGAAGTCCGCCAATGCCGAGCAGTTGGCTAATGTCTTGCTGTTGCATGCCTTGAAGCTGTCCCCCAAGTTGTGCGTACTGCGATCCAAGGGCGCCAATGCCAAGACCCGCCAATCGTTCGCGTTCCATTTGGTTTTGAAAGCCTTGCTGCGCTTGTCCGTAATTCTGTAAATTTAATCCCGCGAGAGCCTGCGCCCGTGCCCCTTGCTGTTCGCCCGACAAGGCTGCTTGTTGAACCCCGTACCGCGATCCTCCGAAAGTGCCTCCGCGTGTCGCTTGTCCCGCTAATTGATTTTGCTGTAATTGACCTTGTTCCGCAAGTTGCGTCATCGTTGCATCGATGACCTGCTGTTGGAATGGGTTCATGTATTGTTGAAGTTGAGCTTGTGTCGGAGCCCCCGTTATCCCGCCTAGTAATGCCTCTCCCCGTTGTGTCGCCTCTCTCGCGTAGTCCATATAGGGTTCGTAGGCGCCAATGCCCGTGTCCGCGAGTCCAATGGCTTTTAGTTCGCTTGGTGTGAGTTGCGCTTGTATATACGGTGGTAGCGTGATCCCTTGTTCCGCAAGAGCCTTCGCTGCATCAAGAAGACCGAGCCGACGCGCCTCAATATCGGGCGCCTCTCTGGTGATGTATTCCTCAACCATTACGCTGTTCTCCTTTCAAGATTCTTCATCATGTTGTACATCTTTTTCGCCCCTTGTCGACGCGATCCACCGCCCGCGTTCCGAACAGCTTCCGCCGTCATAACAAATTCCCCATCACTTAGCATTGCGGGAATGGAATCGCTTGTCCCCGTCCCAGAACCATTGATGGGTCCCGTTCTGCGAGGAAAACGTTCTCGTGTTCCACCCGCCAATTGAATGATACCGCCTTCCGCACTGCGGACAAAATCTGTTGGAAGATCCTCAATGGGATATCCCGCTTCATCTTGCAATGTGGAGTAATAATAAGGACTATCGGCGATGTTTGCAAGTTGGAATTCTTCGGGGTTCTGATAGTAGAATGGGTTGAGTCGATAGGGATCAATAGCCTCTTCCTCTTGATTTGATGCCATCATATATGCGAGTGGTCCCGCCGCCAACGCAGCAGCACCCAAGTATTTGCTTCCAGGGAGTTTACCCGCCGCCGTTGTTGAAGCTACGTCCGTTCCTAATAAAATTGAATCTTTTGCAGTCTGAGCGGCAGTTGGTGAAAGACCTTTCTCTAATACCATTTTATCAATATTGGCAAGTTTTTGTGTTTCTGTAAGTTTAGGAGTTCCCCATGTAGATGGTTGAAACAAATTATATTTTTGACCCCACGATGTAGCAAACTTTCCTGGTGTCGCTGCTGAAGCACCTGCTCCGAATCCTACTCCTGATCTACCCGCAATGCCCGAACCAAAAGCGCCCGCTCCCGCCAATGAACCTATGCCATATCCTAGCATAGCCGTTTGAAGGGCTTGCGAGGGATCTTGTCCCGCCACGAGTCCGCCAATGCCCGATCCTATTCCCGCGCCAACGGGTCCAGCGATCATAAAGCCAATTCCGCCCCCTATGATAGGGGCGACCTTCTTGACAGCTTGTTTAACTTGTTTAAATATTTTTCCTACAAATCCACCAATACCATATTGGGGTATCGTTCCTAGAAATTGTTCATCAATCATGCATATCCTTTTTAGCAACCTATTATTTTCTGTTGAAGAGGCAAGGGGGCAAGACTTGTAGAACGCGTGCCTATTATAGTTTACAAGTATATTGAAATTTATAGTATTGTGCAATGAAAATTAAGCGATGAAAATAGATATTGGGAAAGTACCCATCGTCCGCGTAACGTGGGCGGACGCCCGCGATATGGAGTCGGGGTGGTTGCCCATCAAGGATATTACGAATGCCCCGCTTGCCACTTGCATGGATGTGGGTTGGTTGATGGTTAATAACGATGAAAAGGTTGTCATTATGCGGTCATGGTGTATGGACAAGGATGATAATGAGGGGGGCGGCGCTACCGCAATCCCCAAAGGATGGGTTAGAAAAATAGAATACTTAGGAGTGATGTATGGAGAAACAAACAACAATAAATAATTTATTTGGTTGTAAGGTATATCAAGCACGAATAGATGAACATGAAAAAATTAATAAAGAAATTATTCCTTTCATTGAACAATTTGTAACAGAACAACCAGGTCGTTTTGCGACAACTACGGACATTCGGGGAAAAGAAACCTATACGTCTTTTGATGGCGACGGAGCGATGGATAATTTTCACACCGACACAAAATATAAGATTCTTTTTGATGAACTGAACAAGCATGTCAAAGTCTTCATTACGGCATTGGGATATGACTTAACAAAGTTTGACATTCACATTGTCAAGGCGTGGTCTACCTATACAGCGAAGGATCAGCACATTGCATTGCACCGTCATACGGCAAGTCATTTCTCTACAGTCTATTATGTAAGGGCTGAAGAAATGGGTAATCTTAGACTAGAGGAAGAACAAGGGGCCAAGCTTGGATTGTATATTCCCCCAACCGATCAATATTTTAGTAAATGGAATGAATTTAATTTTGCCAGTTATAATTTAATAGCGCAAACAGGAAACTTTGTCATGTTTCCAAGTACCTTGATGCATATGACGGAGGACAATACCAAGGATATTCCTCGAATCAGCATCAGTTCAGACGTATTATTGACAATGAAATCAGGAGTAAGCGCGGAACACTGCATTCCCCACCCCGATGGGTGGTTGACCATTTAATTTTAAATGTCAAGCAAACAATTTGGAAAAGATTTCTTGCAAAGATCTACACACATGTTTAAATTGGTTCTCACCCAAAAATTTTAATCAGGAGAAAAAATGGAAAATCAAGAAGTATTGAAGTCTATAGCTGTCCTCGCAGATAAGGTGGGGCGCTATCATGAACGCCTAATGGCAATGGAAAGAGATAACGTAAAAATTGAGAAAGAATTAACAGAACACAAAAATGGGTGCAACTGTCATTCTCCTCAAGAAGAACTCGGTGTTACTACGGGAAAAACAACCCAAGTATATGTAGATAATTTAAATGAAGAGGAATGCGAAACGTGCAGTGCCTAGGGCTTCGTTTTGCCGAAAACGTCAGGGAGTTTAGTGACATCCACTCGAATATCCCTGGCAAAGTTTTCTTTCCAAGGCTTGCCGCAATCCTTACAATTACCCGTGGCTAACTCTTCAGAGTCCACTTCAGCATTACAATTCTTGCAATAAATTCTTTCAAACACTTCTGGTTGGTACACAGGGATTTCCTTTCCCAAGACAGTTCTAGTTCCAATAATCTTTCCCTCCTGAACTTTTTTCATTAAGAGATTTCCAGTAAACTAACAAGTATCTTTACGCCCGCTCCTGTTAATTTTATAGCATCCTGCTGTTCTAAGGCAATAGGGTGTAAGAGAACCTCTGATTCTGCCGCATCGGCAAAACTTCCTTGAGTTAAAGGGATTTCCAAGCTTGAATTACTGTAATCCATCATTGAAACGATAGTAGTTACCGCCCCACCTGTTTGATTGGATATTCTGATGCTTTTGACTAAAGCTGTTGTAGGGGGCACGGGAGGCGTAGCCCCTTCATTTGCCGTAGGAACGGTGTACACGGTTCCCGTACCTGTCCTGGAAAAACTTAAAAATTTATCAGCCAAGGAACCAACTCCTTGCCCCAGATTCGTCTTTTACGTCTTGCTGAAAACCAAAATTAAGTTGCATAATTACTTGTTCCAATAATCGAATGAGCATATCAAACTGCGCCATACTATATTCCTGTGTTGCATTGGGTAGTCGTGTTGTAGAAATTTTAGCCATTATCGTCCTCCATCGGGTTGTACGTCTAAGCGTAGGGTTCCAAATCTCCAATTATCACTTAAAGCGTCACTTGTAATCTTTAAATTAGCTTGTCGTCCTCGACCTCGTAAATCAAATTTTGTTGTAGTAGGGACAACAGTAGAAGTTTTTACAATAGAAGTGCTTGAAGCGGGATAAGTCTTGAATGTTAAGGCCATGTCCACGCTTCCCACCAAGTTCTTGAAATCAGGGATTCCTCGTCCAATGTGAAGGAGTTGCTGACCGTCCCCTATGTCAAAGTCACCAGAAGTAATGAAAGCCGTTAGCGCCACACCGTCATCATCAGTCCCTGATTCCTGCTGGTAGAAAGTGGATGCCCCGTTCGTCAATCCTAGAACTGTGGGTGTTGTCGCCGTTGCCGTTGTTGAGTACTTGGTTGCGTAAGGAAATTCATAGACGCCGTAGTCTTTCCACGCCGTTCGAGCCAAGGATCCTGTTGACCAAACTTGTTCTAGATAGTTATAGGTAACATATCTGTTAATCTGTGATTCTCCCGAAGACGTATAAAACCATGTTACCTCGTTCTTTTCGGCATTTAATCCAACATAAGTTTCGGGCTGATTGGTAATGCTGAAATCATCAAAGACATAATCTTGAACGCTACACGGCATTTTTTTAACCGCACCATCAAACATGTAGAAGGAATTCTGCGACATCCAAAAGGCTGTCCCGTTTACATCCACAGCACTGTGAACTGACACCGCCCCGCAATTGGCGCCAATCTGGTTCAGAGAAAAAACGAAGGGGGAGCCAACAAATTGCATGGCATGCAAAGAGGTATCCGTCCATACCAAAATAGCCCCACGTGACCGCGTTGCCGCCATAATTTTTGAACCGTCCTGAATACGAAAAGATCCTGATGTATTAATAACAGTTGGTGTCCAATCCGTATAGTCCTCCTGTGAAGACCACCGCAGGAATAAGGGATCGGCTGTAGATGAACTTCCAATCGTTGTTTCTGTTCCGAATAAAAAAATATGTCTATCTATGGGTGACACCAAAACAAACCGTGATGATGTCGGGGCTTGGGAAATAACGGCGGCGCGTGTCCCTGTTCCAACCGATGTGTCCCATCGATATGTTGAACCTTCACTCACTGTTGCGATCAAGTCCTCTCCAAAATTATCAAATGTCCATTCTCGTGCGTTAATTGTCACTGTGGAAGTAGAACGAGGCGTATTCCATGTACTGTCATCCCACGGTCCTGTTCCCCATCCGTATCCGTAAGCCGAGGCTTCAAGCCCTACGTTAATTTGGTAGTTGGCTGTCCCCGCTCCGCCGCCGCCTGCTGTTGTTCCTGACGCCGTGCTTGTATGCGTCACGGTATAGGCATTGCTGCTTGTAACCGAAATGACCTCAAATTCCGCATTCATGTCGAGTCCGTCAATTGCGCTAAAACTCGCAAAGATGACAAAGTCACCCACCAAGGCACCATGCGCCGTGTCTGCCACCGATACCGTTGTTGTTGCGTTTGTCGTGAAAGGATTAGTTAAAGAGACGGGAGATCCCGAGCGTAAAGGCGTAATGTCATACGCCGCTCCTTCACTGTAAACATATAATTTTCTGTCCGTTCCGAGCGACATGTAGCGTATGCCATCCAAGTCCGTCCATGCGTGCAAGTCACGTACAACGCCCACCAATGTGGGAGTAATAAGTTTTGTCCATCCCCCAATCTTTTCTGGAAGACCGTAGCGAAACCGAACCATGTCGGAATCCGTCCAACGCCCTTCGGCGCCGTACTCGGTATCTTGCTTATCGATCCCTGGCTGAAATTGAATTTTAGTAAGTGGCATTAGACAATCCTCATAAATCTGTAATAAACTTCACCCGCACCACCTGCTCCACCAGGAGCACCTTGCTCGGTTCCACCACCACCGCCTCCAGAGCCACGGCTTCCCGCACCTCCGACTTGTCCTGATTCATAAGGGCCAC